TTTAAGTCATTACTAATAATACTGATATTACCTGTTACAGCTGTTGACCCCACAATTTTGTGGGATGGTTCTTCGGTCCACCCCACATTTTTGTGGGATGGTGAAATCAATGAATAATGGCTGAAAGAGAACTTTCCTAGGTTGCGTTTTGTGCGCACAGTCTCAACCAAAGTGGCAGCTTCAAGACCACGTAGCCCACGGCGAATTGACTCCTCAGAACACTGGGCATAGCGGGCCAGTTCCGCAACAGTCACCTTGACTTTGCTGTCTTTAGAGAGCGTGCAAAGTATGTCAAGCAAGCGATACTCACTTGCCGACAGTGGTGTAAAAAATTTTTCCTCAGCCGTACACATAGAGGAAAATACTATCCCCTAAATCTTCCATTCACGACAACAGGCTTATTTAGTAATTTCAAAACGGAGGCAGTCAAGAAGGAAGATGCCAGAGTTAGCAAGGCTAGTTGCACTTCGTAGTAGCCCATAAAATACAACGACACGCCAGATGCGGCTAGTCCTGTTAGAAGGCGGAGAAAGGGACGGTCAAACAGCATCGCAACTAATTCAGTTACGTACCCTGCAACCATCCCAGCGATAATTACAGAAATTAATAGGTCCATAAGGACAGCTTAGTATGTAATCTTGGCTTTCTCTAAGCCACTCAAAGTAAATACTTTGTAAGAAGTTGTAACGGGTAAGTATTTTTCAATCTCGTTCAACAGCCTTGAGATACGAGCGCTCTTGACAGGGTAGATGTAGGACTCTGACTGATGAGCAGTGCCGTACCAACCCGCGCCTGACGTCCCTGGTAGGGAACCGTCGAAGTAATCAGTTGGACCAAATGACTGCTCAATCTGAGCAGCGTCAAAGTCAATCGTGGCTGTGCCGTTAACAATCTGCACACGACCCTCTAGCTTAATGTCGACTGAGGTGATTGGAACGAATAAAGAGACTGAGTAACGAGCCCAGTTGTTAGTCAACGTGACGTTAGCACTGGCAGTTTCTACTACGGCGTCAGTTGAGCTGTTGAGGGCGTTTAGTACCAAGGTAGCCGCTTTGGTGCCGCTAGCTAGCTTTGCGTAGATAGAGAAGGTGTAAAAATTTCCTAGGTTTGGAATGCCGCCTGAAGTCTTTGTACTCAAAACAGTTGTGCCTGAGGTAAGAGGGGTGACACGAAGTGCATTGAGTCCTGCGTTTACTCCAACTAAACTAGAGGTCACTTGAGTGCTACTTGTAGCAGTAACACTCCAAGCTGTGCCTGATGGAAAAAACGAAGGGTTCTTTACCCAGTTAATCTTGGAGGGCTTCAAGGTCAGCCAGATGCAACGTGCGTCTCGGTAGTTACCGCTGAGGTCAGTAGTAAGTTGCAAAACGTCAACGTACACCGTTCCAGTACTTCCAAAGACAAGTTCTATAGCAGCGTAAGTTGCAGACTCGGCATAGCTCCAAGTGCTAAGTTGAGCTGTACCAGAGGTAATCAGCTCGCTAGAAGTTGCAGTTCCGCTTCTTGCAAACGAGAGAGTGGTGCTGGTTACAGCAGTAACCGTGTAGGTACCGTTTAGACCATCTGCATTATTAAAAATAAGAATAGAATTCCCAATAACAAATGGGTGAACCTCTTTAAAAGTAATGGTGGTAACTGAGCTAGTAGCTTGATATGCCGTAATAGTCTTGCTATATCCAGGAGCAAACGCCTGCATACTTCCAGTTCCCCAAGAAGTTGTGGCGGTGTACGCTGTTCCCGTAGAAGTGGCAATTTTGTCACCAAGATAGTTAAACCAGTGAATCTTTGGTGTAATAGACATCGTGCCTGACACAGTTGCAGCTTTAAAGCTAAACAAGTACTTAGTGCCGTTAGTTACTGGGGCACCCAACTTAATAGGGTCAGTCTGACCATTAATGATTGAAGCGCCAGCAGTTCCTACTACAGCTTTTCCAACGTATGTAGTGTCGCAAGAAGCAGGCTCTTCAGAGTAAATGCCAGAGCTATCAGAAGTTAAAGTCACTCCGTTTAGGGGTTGCCACGAGCCAGTGCCTTTGTAAAAAGAGCTGTCTTCAATTGACAGTAAAATGTTTGGCGAGGTAGTAATCTCTGGCTCAAAACCTGAAACTGCTTCAACAAATGCACCTAAGCCAAGCAGAGTCCCTTTTCGTTGATATGCGTATACAGCTTCACGAACAGACTTGATGTGAGTTTGCGTAATGGTCTGAAGCTCTGGAGTAACACCTAGCTCAAGACTTTTTAGCACTAATGAGGTTGCGCTTCCGTAGTCACCGTATGTTTCAGGATGAAGGAGCTCAATGTAAGTCAGCAGCTCGTCATAAGTAAACGAGAACGACTCTAAAAACTTTGAGAGGTCAGAGTCGTAATCCACAGGGTCAAATGGAGAACGACCAGTACCTGTAATAACTCGTGGAAGTAGCTCCATAAGTTTCTTGTGAGAAGTCTTGTCTCCGATTGCAGTTGTTCCAAATTGCTTTGGTACAAGAACCGCTGCTTCTCCTGCAACTACCCATGAATCATCAGCGTTTAGAAGCCACACCCTATAGTAAGCGTACTTTCCTGATACTAACTGGGTGTTGTCTACGTACTGGTTCTGCCCCTTTAGCTCTTCCGAGTTTGGGTTGTTGAAAGTCCAATCAACAAGGCGAAGGCCATCTTCAGGAGTCTCTGGTAAGTGGTTCTGGTTACGCAGTAGTCGAAACGCAGAGTAGGGGCTCTGAGAAGGAACCCAGTTAAGTAGGACAGTGTCATACCAAAGTGCTTTAGCAGTCAGTGGTTCAACAGAGTAAGGTAAGTTGGACGCTTGACCATATTGTGCACCAGCGCCATAAATTACGTTACCGTAAATAGCCATTAAGCAGTGCCACCATCAATCGCTGCGACTAAGGTTCCAGCAGAAGTGAAACGGCCCAGAATGGTTCCAGAAGAGCTCTGCACTTCTAGCAAGTTTCCAGTCTGGCTAGCTGCTCCCTTTAGAACAAGAGGAACAACAGCAACGCCGCTTGCAGTAATGGTGCTGCCACCAGTATTACGGACAGCCGTGTTGTTTAGAGAAACCCCAAGGTTTTCAAGATTCTTAATACGCGCTGCCACAGTAGCAAAGCTTTCAGGAGTAGCAAAAGCGCCAGTTCCCCAGCCTCCTGGAACGGTAGGCGTCACTCCAATAGTGCTTTGAATTGCCTTGATTTCGTCATACGCGTCGTTTACGTCACGTGCGTAAACGATGTCAGTGAGGTCAACTTTGTTGACAAGCTGAGTGGTAATCTGACCAGGATATTGAGCGGCCATAAGGTCTCCTAAGTTCTACTCTATTTTCTAAGGTTTCCCGCCAATAAACCGCCTGAACTAAGTCAGGTCTGGTTTGTTTTCCTCTGCAGTCATGCGAGCCTCAAGGCTCGTCACTCGTGTTACGAGGTCTTCAATTTCTTGAGACATCGCTACTAGCGTGGCTACTAGGTCTAGCTCTGTTCTATTAGTAGCTGTACTACTTACAATGAACTCTTCAGCTAATTGAACAGTAGTAGGTGTTTTAATAACTACTTTTTTTGATGCTTGTCCAGGAACAGCATGCACCGCAGACCACACAGGGAATGAAGGCTTACCACCTTGAAACATCACCCAGACTGTTTGATTTACGTTTGGAACTTCGTAGTCTGTGGTGTTGTTTAACATAGCTGGTGCCCAGTCAGTGTTGCTATCCCCAAAAAGCTGGGGTACACGAATTTTTAAACGGCGATTATTTAGGGGGTCCTTGTTATCGTGAACTAGCCCTAAATAAACACCGCCAAAGTTCTGCTCCATTAAGAAGCCCTAGTGATAGTTACTGTGTAAGAGGTGCTGTCGACAGCGTTGGCAGCAAACACAACTATGCTCACTACAGTAGTTCCGACTGCAGTAGTGATTGACTTTGATGCACCAGTCGACCCATTAATGTACACCGTTGCACCAGCGTTGCTTCTGGTAATGCTGACCGTAGTAGCAGTAGTTCCGTTAGGAACAGTAGCAGTGTAGTTCCTAATGCTAGAGTTAAATGATGGGGACAGGGTACCAACACTAAGAGTTAGTGCACTTGCAGTTGACACGTTAGATGCCTCTGAAACCCCCACAGAGTTCAAAGAACCTGAAGTGTCACTGAACACAAAGATTTCGTTTGGCTCAGCAATCAAAATGTTCCTAGCTTCGGCGTCAGATGCGCGGTGCAGCGCAATCACCTTTACCGAGTCAACTAACGGGAGCTGACGTAGTTGGAATTCAACTTCTTCAGGACGAATTACATCTCCAAAGCTGATGTTGTTGTAAGAGAAGATAGAAAGAATCGAAGACTTAATCTGGGACTCAACTTGCGCTTGTGAGTACCCCGCAAGCTTTGTGTACTCTAGCACCGTATTTACAGGGACATAAGTCGGAGGGGCAATAGTTACGGTGACCCCTAGTTGAGTACGGTTTTCTAAGAACTCCTGGACTCTGTCACGAAGAGCATACCACTCAGCTTTTGGAACCAATCCTGACGTAAGTCCTGGGTAGGTGTCGGTTGACGTATCACTGCTCAATGGAGACACATAAATTGTGACAGATGTACGGCTACTTGCCACTGCCTTGGCCTTGCCCACTGAAGACACTCCGAGAGTGAGGTTTTCGTAGTCTACGAGGCTGACTGCTCGGTTCAAAGCAGTCAGTGACTTTGGAGCAAGCAATCTAATTGACTCAGTTGACTCTGGGTCATTTCCACCTGTCGCAACTGCGTTAGTAATAGTCACTTTAGCCGCAAGAGCAGCAATTTCAGGTTGAGTTAGCCCTGGAACAGTCTTGATAGAAGTCAAGATGTTGCTAGTAATGTTTCCTAGAACACCCCCACCAACTACGTAATCAGCTTTAATACGAGCGTTAGGCGCTGGAATAAGCCCAGAGATACCATCTCCAAATTGAATAGAGTGCACGTTATCCGCGTCAATTACAACCTCAAAGATTGAGTCTGTTGAACTGTAGTCAGATAGGTGAGATACCCTATCCCATTCAATCCAGTCATTTCCAACCTCAATAAATACTTGAATAGAGTCTTCTACAACAGTGGTCTCAGCTAGCTCAAACTTTTGACTAGGAGTACCGCTTGATACCCCAACAATTTCTCCACCGTCAACAAGGTATTCTGAACGCAAACTAATCTGCTCGCCATGGCTAGCTAAGATGTTCTGAACGGTAGCTCCAGCAGCAATAGTGACGTCAGCAACAATGCTGAAAATAATTTCTACCTGAGAGTCAGCAACAAGAACGTCCCCTGCTACCTGAGTTCCTGCTGGAATAGTAATGCTGGCACCACTGGTGTTAGTTATGGTCAAGTTAGTAAGCGCGGTTTGAAACCCTGCAGGAGTGTAGCCGTAAGACCTAGCAATGTTAATTACGTTTTGACGCTGGGTAGCTGTAGAGATAAAGGATTCGTTAGCTGCACGGTCAATGTAGTAGCTCATTAGGTCGCCCATGTAAGCAAACGCCTCAATAAGAGCGACACCGAAGTCAGAAGGGTCGTCTCCACGCCAACGACTGGAGGCTTCAACAGACTCCAGACGAGCTTGAACTCGTTCAATTAGAGCAGCTCTTAGGGAGTAGTAGTCTCTGCTGGTGTAGTCAACAGATACTGGAATTGTGCTTGCAGGAGTTGTCATGCTATGTCCTCAGTTATTGGGTTGTTTCCAGAAAGGGTGGCGACACCGATAGTTACGGTCTCAAGCTCGTCTTCACCAGGAAGACTGTAAAGAACTTCTACAGCAAGAATGTTTTGCGTTGAGTCGTAGTCAATAATCACTTCAGAAAAACTTAAAGCAGGCAAGAACTGTCCAAATACCGACGAAATGTCTTGCTCAATTACTTCCTTGACAACATCTGGGGAGTCAAATAACGATTGAGGAATACCTGTCCCATAGTCAGGACGAAAAACTCTTTCACCAAGAGCTGTTCCTACAGCTAAGCGGACTCGGTCTCCCCAAATTTTTTCCTGAGAAGTGGTTACGGCTATGCTTCCAAAAGCGTCAAAACTAAAAGGAAGAGACACTGCAACAGGTTTTGGTGCGTTTGGGTTTACTATCATCGTCTACCTTCTGACTTACTCTTTGCGGTCGCTTTCCAACGAGTCGGAGTTCTTAGGAATCCTTGATTTCCTTGTTTAATAATTCTGGTGTTTGACTTAAGAGCGCTCGCTCCCTTTAACGCTGCGCCTGCTCTCGGTGTGTTGTCTACAATAGCCTTTTTTAAGTTTACCGTTCCAGCAAAGCTTGGAGTGGCTGTTCTATAAAGGGTTGTTAAGTTAGGCCCTGAACCATCAGTAAGTAGAAGTAGTTGTGCTTTGTATTCGCCAGTAATGACAAACTTGTGCACTACTTCAAAAATCATCCAATAGCCGTCACCTAGTTGGTTAGTGCCTTCAACGTATACGGGGTAAAACGGCTGCATACGAGGGTCACCTTGAGCAATAGCTTTAGCAGGCAGCGAAAACTGTGAGAGTAGTGCGGCACCCGCTGTCTTTGATTTTGCCATGTCACGAGAGTTTGCTACGGAAGTAGTTAAGGGGTCTTCAAACAGTACATCACTTACAGTCTTACGAAGACCTTTTCCTACGTCTTTCTGCGTTGTCTTGGCTACAAACTCTTTACCAGTTTGAGGGTTAACTCCTGAAGAGATTTTAGCAGCTCTAGTGTTCGCGCTTCTTTCGACATACTCACCGCTCATTACTTTAAAGCCGATAAGAGTGCGGTCGTAACCAACGTCCGTAAGAGGAATGTCAGTGTCCCACATTTGTAATACAGGAATGTCACTACTCCCTACGTCTAGAACCTCTTGTGCTCGGCGGAAATAAAGTCGTGTACCTGATACAAAAGCTACACATCCAATTTCATTTGCGTGCGCTTGTAGCCATTCCCAGTAACTTTCTCCAGTAATAGTGAGTTGAGGATACCTAATTAAATTAGGGACTTTGTCACCAATAAAAGACAGCCCATTTTCAGCAGCAATTATGGCTGCAACTTCACGAATGGTTTTGTTTTTAAAAATACGAGAAGCAGACTGCTTTAGCACGTATGATGAGCCAACACACTGAATTCTCATTGGTTGATATTTTTGAGGAGATTTCTCGCTGTCTACAACCGTGACGTATCCATACCACACGTTAGTCCGCTTGCCCTGCGACCACTCAAACTTGACAGGAACACCTGTTTTTAAAGTTGCAATCCAAGAAGGGACGCTAATTTCAAACTCCATAATCAAGATGTCGTGCTGACCTGCTTTTTGGTACAGGTCAACTAACGAAGGTTGAATAGTCCTATTAGGCAACGTTGGAAACGACACCTTATAAACGGTGCCTTTAACATCTTTAGCAATTCTTCTAGACACTTGGTATCCGCACCAGACTTCCAGGAAGGATAGATAGTGGGTTGGATAACTCAGGGTTTAAGTCCATAATCTGCCACCAAAGCTCAGGGTCACCCAAGAACCTCAAGGAGATTAAATCAATTCGGTCAGCGCTAGTCCACGTGTAGTAAAAGAACGCACGCACATCTTCAGGGAACACACGCCCAACTGAGATTGAGTAGAGGTCTTTACGTGAGTCTAGGTTTGTTTGTAAAGTGCCGTCTGAGTATCTGCTATCTGAAAGAATCACTGGCTACCTCCTTGAGTAGAACCAACGTCGTTTAGGTCTGTGTTTGTAGTACCGATTGCGTCTGCAGGAATACGGTTAGCTGTAATAGAGAGTGTTGTAAACAGCGGCACCATACGCTCATTAAAAATAACGTGCTTTAGGCTGATGTTTGTCACCGAAATTACGTAGCGTAAACGGTTGCCCATGTGCAGTTCTACAGGCTGAGGAATTGCAAACCCTAAGTCTGAAGTTAGCTCGTTTCCTCGCAACCAGCTCTTGTAGGAAACACCTCCCATAAGAATCTTTAATAAGAATTCAATGTCATACATTGTGCCCTTGTTATAAATCTCTTTAAGCTCGTTTGGTCTACCCACTTGCTCACCCAGCGGGACACGGTCGTACACCTCTAAGTAATTGACTCCGTCTTTACGGTAGTTACCATTTGGCTTGATGTACTTCATATCAGGCATACGGTTAACTAGAAGTTCAAACTGCACTTGACCTAAAGCAGAGTACACATTGCTCAATCCACCACCTGAAGCAATCAATCCAAGGTCAACACCACTTACGCTTCCATAAGTCATGGTTACAGAGCCTGGGTTATAGTGAAACTGAAACATACGTCGCCCCAAAGCAACGTTAGAACCGCCAGACGAAGAGTCTTTAGGTTTAGTTGCCTTGCTGTCAGTTCCTGCAGTAGAAGGAGGCACAAACGTTTGAATTCGACCTTTAGTTGCAACACCTAGCCCCCACAGCTTTTCTGCGGTCTTGTAGCTTGTGTCAGCTAAGTAGTCTCGCCATTCGGCAGGCTTTCCAGGGGCGTTTGCAGAGATGTCTTTAGTTTCGGCCATAAACTGCTCAGTACCTCTGAAGTAAAGGTCTTTACAGGCACTAAGGTTCATTTTTGCAGACTTGTCTTCTTTTAATACGGTAGGTTGCTGAGCCGCAGCATTTGCAGCCGCAGTAGTTTCTGCTTCAGCTACAGAGGATGTAAACTCCTTGATTAACTTTGCAGTAGCTGCCTTTAAGTTTTTAATCTCAGATAAACGGGTGTACTGTTCAGTAAGTTCTTTTTGTTTTTTTATAATTAGAGAATTGTTGACCCCACCTGGGTTATCTTCTCGCAACTGTTTTAGCTCAGCTAAAATAGTCTTAATTTTTCCAAGAACTACTTTTTCTTCTCTTACTAAGTCATCTAACTGATTTTTAGCAGCCGAAAGTTGCGCCTTTGAGTCCTGCGTAGCCATACTTGCAGAAGTTCTGCCTTTAGTAGGCGAGTTCGTAGCACGGGTATAGTCAATTCCTTGATTTGGGTTGGTGATTACAATCGCACCCCTGTTAGTGCTAGCGCTAGGATTTTGAGTTGCCCTAGGCGTTCTTGGACCGACTCCACCTACTGCCATGACTATCTCCTACCTACGTTGCTTAGAGCAGCGTCTTCTTCTAAATATGATTTAACTAACTCAGCTAGTTTCTTAGCTTCCATGGCTGAGCTGTTGCTCAAGTTAACTGAAATGTTGACAACGGGGCTTGCTCCTCTAGACATGCTTGGAGAGCCGTAAATAGCGGAGTCTGAAGATAGAGGCGTGGGGGCACCGACACTAGACGTTCCAAGAGCAATTGCGCTGCCTTCACCACCTACCCCAGCCGTAGTTCCTGTAGCCGCAATAACAGGTGAGGCTAAAGACAGACTTCCGCCTTTCATGCTGTTTCCCACCATTTGAGAGCTGGTTTGGAAGTTGCCTTTAACACCGCTATTAGAGACAGTGATAGAAGGGGTAATTCCGCTTGAGCCTTTACCTAGAACTAAGTCTAGGATGTTAGCTTCAGAGCCTCTGGTCACTGCGTTAGCAGTTCCGTTTCCCTTACCAGTGCTTGGAGAGCCTCCTCCCTGCACACCTCCTGCCAGCGAACCAGGGCTGACCGCGACACCGTTTTTGCGAACTTCGAAGTGAAGGTGCGGTCCTGTGACATTTCCAGACTGACCTGACTTACCAATTATCTGCCCCTTAGTGACGCTGTCTCCTGGGTGCACTAGAGCCTGTGACAAGTGAGCATAAATTGTGGTGTAACCGTTTGCGTGGTCAATTGCAACGTAAAGGCCAAACGAGTGACTTCCACTTCCGTGGTGAGCCTTGCTAACAGTTCCTTCAGCAGCGGCATACACAGCTGTGCCTACAGGTACAGGGTAGTCTGTTCCCTTGTGGTAGCCCGCTGCCCATACAGAGCCTTTTTGACCATAGCTAGCAGAAATAGCAGTTGACTCTACAGGTCTTTGGAATGCTCCTGCACTAGTGTCAGTGGTACCACCAGTACCAACGCTGTTTTCTTCACCACCAGTAGCGTAACCAATTCCTCCACCGATAAGAGCAGCTCCACCCATAATTAGTGGTGCAAAAGCGTTAACTCCAGGGATAAACGCCGACAAACTAGCAACGCTAGCAAATGTTCCCGCCATGGATAGTGCATTACCAAGTTTGTTTCCCTGGCTACCTTGCTGGTTACCAGTAGCTGCTTTTATACCTTCACCTGCAAGAGCGGCGACGGCACTAGCTCCAAAACCTTTAACGCCAGTCATAGCTCTGGCAGATGGACCCTTACTGGTTGAGGTCATAGCCTTACTAGCAGAGCCTCCTTTACCAATTCCCCCAAGAGCTTTTGCGCCTAAGAATGAGCCAATAGCCATTTGAGCTACTCCACCCAAAGCACCTAGACCTCCACTAGTAGCCTTGTCTCCAAGAAGAGTTTGGCCCATAGCGTTAGCGTAACCGACAAAACTGCTAGCAAGTTTTCCTGCAGCGTCATTCATTGCGACGATAGCAGGGGTAGCATCATTAATAGCTTTTAGATAGGTGTCCTGAGCAGACTGCATAGCGCCAGTCTGCGCAGTGTTAATTGCGTACGCAGAAGTGAACGGGTTAGCGTTTGGGTCGCTCAACTTTGACATGGCGCTTGCGTCAGACAAGTCCATGTTGACACCCTTTGCTTGGGCAATCATGTACTGAGAAAACAAGTCTTGTTGAGTTTCGTTCATACCTGAGTTACGAATCTCATAACCAAGGAATCCGCCACGAAGGTTCTTCATGGTGTCTTCGACACTCATCTTCTTGTGACCCATAGTTAGACGGCCTGCAAGTTCAGAGAATATCTGTCCTTGAGTCTTTTCGCGCCCAGTGGTTGGGTCAGTAGTAAAGATGCCATACCTAGACATAAGGTTTCCAGAACCCTGTCCTGAACCAAGCTGCTCAACTGCGGCAAAAGCTTGGACCGTGTCCATGTTTAGGTACTTAGTAGCATTACCTGCAGAACGAAGCATAGCCTGATAAGCAGAGCTGTTCCCAGAAACAAATGCCCTAGAAGCGTAGGCAGCGACATCAGCGTCAGCACCTGCGTAGCTTAGCCCGCCAGCTAACCCTAAGCCTGTGCTGCGCTGAAGTTGGGCAGTGCCAATTCCGCCCATGCGAACACCTGCAGTAAAGAACCCGCCCATGCGACCAATGGTGGCGTCTACAGAAGGCATCATGTTAAACGCGCCAACTGCTGCGGTTCCAAGACCGCTCTTTAGAAGACCACCAGCAGCACTCATGGTGCTCATGTGGAAGGAGTTATTAGCTAGAGTGCTAATTTTTCCAAGGCTGCCAGACATGACGCCGCCACCGCCAGCGGCATTGTTGCCACTGCCCAGTGCTTTTAGGAGCTTGTCAGCTTTTTGGGTAGCCTTGTCTAACTCGGTGTTAATCCGAGCGACAAGCCCTATAGCGTCGTCTTTTGCCATACTAGCCTCTTACTAATTTTCCAGATTCTCTGGCTATTTCTATCCAGTTATCTCGTTCACGTGGAGACAGCTCTTTAATTTCTGTCAAACTCCACCCTGTAAAACTTTGGGCAATTAATGCCCACTCTCGCATCAGTCGTTCGTAACTGCAGATACTAGAGTCGAAAGATAGCCCCAAGACTAATTGGGACCACAACCTTTCCATCGGTTTCAGGGTTTGGCACAGTTATGTCGTCAAATTGTGGGCCAGGGGCTCGGTTTGTTAACTCTTCGGTAATCATCTGACGGTCTGCAATTCCTAAAGCACGAATCTGCTCTAGAGAGTAAACAGGTCCACCATTAACTTCCTTTACACAGTGGTACAGCAAAATTGATGTAAGTTCAGACACACTCTTGTCGGATGATGCTGCCATTTCTTTTTGAGCAGCTCCCGTAGGTAGTGCGACTACATACTCGTTCTTTTTGCCTTTAATTGTAAATCTGCGCTCGTTTATGACATCAGTAAGCACCCTGTGCTTGATATCGTCTACGATGTTTACGGTTACGGACTCTACCTGTCCAGTAGAAGTGTCGTATCCACTTAGGTCTACGGTGTCACCAAAAGTTGCACGGTAGATACCTAAAATCAGTGCGTCACGGTCACCAACAAGTAGCTCATCTAGAAGCGGCTCAGTTGCATCCGTGTTACCAATCTTTACTACGCCTCTGTTGAGGATAGTGATGAGGGCTTTACCAATGTTAGAGGCTTTAATAATTACCTCTTCATCTCGGCCTGTAAGCTCTCGGACCTCAGCCGTGGTGATGACCTCCCCAGCGAATGTTACATACCCGCCAGGAAGGTCAACCACGTTGCTGAAAGGAACTTTTACTTCTGCCTTTTCAACGACAGGGGTTTCGTCTTGTATTGCCTGCTGAATTAGCTTGTTAGCTAGGCCAGGGTTTTGTGATGCTGATACGGTCTTGTTTTCCATTTAGTTCCTTAGTTTAGATGTTTACGCTGAAACCGCTCCAGCTGCATAGCTGGTTGTTGCGGTGCTGCTTAGGTTAGGTGCCCAGTTGAGGTCAAATCCCTCGTGAACCAAGGTCATCTGCTCAACGAAGATGGCGTTGTCACCTGCGTTTAGGTCTGAGTATGCAACGCTGGTAGGCCATGCGTTGTAGACCTTGAAACGAAGGGAGACGTGGTCATCTCCAGCAGTGCCTGCTCCGCTAACCTGGGTAGAGCCAGGGATTGGGTGGGTTAGCACTGCAATCTCTAGGTCTGCACGGAAGCTCTTAGCAAGGGTGTTGGATGAGCCACCTTCTACGGTAGCAAACAGCTCACGCATCCACTTCCAGTTCTGGTTAGTACCAACGATTACACCACGCTGAAGCGTAATAGGTGCAAAGGTGGTCTGACCAGGAATCTGGTGAACAGTGGTGTTATATCCACCCTCACGGTAAGGAATAGAGTCAGTGGTGACCGCTAGTCCGCCAACCGAAGTAAACCCTAGAGTTACAGGGCTTAACCAAGTGGCGTCCTTGGAGTGAGGGGTGAAGGTAACCAGAAACCTAAAATTTCTGATTGGGTCAGTCTCTAGAGTTGACCTGTTGTTTAGAATAGGCATTTGTCTATCTCCTTAATTAGTTAGCAGTCTTCTGGCTCAAGGTGATGACTACGAACTCAGCTGGGTACTGCAGAGCAACACCAATCTCAATACGTACTTCACCGTTAGCAATGGACTCTGGAGTGTTGTTCTCGGCGTCTACCTTCACGAAGAAAGCCTCAGCCTGAGTAGCACCACGTAGACCGCCTTGGTTGCGGTAGTCGTTTAGGAATACAGTCACAGCAGTGCTGATTCGGTTCCATAGACGCTCATCGTTGTTCTCAAAGAGTGCGAACTCAGTTAGGTCCTTCAAGCTCTTCTTGATGTAAATGAGGGAGCGACGCATGTTGACGTAGCGGTTAGCGGTACCGTCCTGTAGAAGGGTACGGCCACCCATTGCTACGATGCCTGCACCTGGAAGGCTACGAAGAGCGTTAACAGGAGTTGCAGCGGAGTTTAGGGTGTCTAACTCAGTAGAAGTTAGAGTCTTCTCTAGAGCTACTGCCCCACGAACCTGAGCACGAACACCAGCTGGAGCCTTGAATGGCCCAGTCTGCTTGTCAGTTGCGATGTACTGTCCAGCCATTGCACCTGCAGGGCCAAGCTTACGTAGCGAAGAAGAGCTACGGCCTAGTGGGTCTGCGATGAAGATGTTTGGGTAGTAAACAGCCGCGTGGCTAGTAGCACCTAAACCAGTTGCATAGGTAACAGCCTGAGCAACTGATAGGCCGTCGTCAGTGTCGACTACAGCAAAACCATCGTTAACTTTAGCCCAGCTGATAACTGCATCTTGTACAAGCTTGCCGTTAGTAGCGCCTAGCACCGTGATAATCTCTGGAGCAAAAATTACTAGAGGCTGAGCCACAGTGGAGAAATCAGCAACGGCAGTGACATAGTCAGCCGCAACAGGAGCGGTTCCGTTAGTACCACCAGTTAGTGGTAGTGGGGTTCCAGAAGTTGCTGGGGCAGTCACATTGTCAGTGATAGTGACAGAAATGTTAGCTGAAGACTGGTTAACTACAGTTACTACGTAGTCCGACGACGCAGTGTCGTTGAATAGTACGTTGGTAAACTGCTCCAGCAGAACATCGTTGTCTGGGCTAGAAGGGATTTCCTTGAAAACAGATAGGTTGTAGTAGCCAGAGATGGCTGCAGCAGTAATCTGAATTCGTAGGTTGTTTCCGTCTGCACCGCGGTTCTTAGCTACCACGCTACCTACAGCAGCACCAGTTCCAGTACGAGGAATGGTTACAGATGCGGCAGCAGCGCCAGATGCCAGCACACGCTTCACATACAACTCAGAGCCACCATTCTGGAAGAACTGAGCTACACCGAAGGTAGCTGGGAATGAAATGCTGTAACTGCCAAACTTCTGTACAAAGTCATACCATGAAGTAATACGAGTTACAGTTTCGGGACCCTGAGCAAATACACCGAGAGCGGCACCCGCAGCGTTTGCGGTTCCAGTCACGGTAATAGGCGCAGGAAGTAGGCGCTCGCTGATGTAGACGCCTGGACGACCATAAGTCATCTTTATCTCCTAACTAGTTGGTTTATTTCTATGGGTTCCGAATTATGCTGAAAGTACTTGCTCGCCAGTCCCCAGATAAACTGGGTCCATCGTACGACCACCATCACGCGAAGGAGCGGGGTCATCAATGTGGACTTCAAGAACCTTGTTGAGGATTTTGTAAGTTGCCTGCGAAATCTCACTAGAGACTCGCACGGTTATTGCGTTGATAAACAGCCGTTTGGACTGCTCGGTGACATCTCTTTTAGTGATGTCTAACACGTCAAGCCTTCGGACAGTATTGTCATCCAGCTCTAGCGTGCCAAATCTAATAGGTAACTTTATCCCTAGTAACTGACTCATAATAGAGCGGTCATGTCTAGGGTGCCTAGAATACGTTGTAATTTGGTAGTCAACGTTTACAGGAATAGGCAAATCAATCTCAAATGCCTCATCTGTACCGACGACTACGTCTCCCTGTAAGTAAGCGGCATTAGTCTTGCCGCGCATTTCACGGAGATTGTCACGATTAACGTCAATCATGTCAATAGTGATGTAGGGGTAAGTCTGAGCACGAATTTCTTGGTCAGGCTGACCAAACCAGACGTTTACCTGTCTGACAACGCCTTCTTCATCAGCTTTCTGGTCAGTGACTGTCATACCCTGCAGTCTTTCACGCAGAGCCTTGTCTTCAGATAGCAAAAATGTCATGTTATCCCTCCAACTTGCTATCGACACGGTTCATAAAACGGCGCATTACAGCATTTGGACGGCGGTCTTCAGTGCCGTACTCCCAGGAGTGGATGTCGTTGCGTAGCTCATCAGGGTAGTCAATGCTGACTTTACCTTCGGAGGAGTTAACGCTGAGGGAACGTGCAAGACCTTCAGGCCAGCCACTGTGCATGGCAGAGCTACGTAGGTCTCTAGATAGACCTACGGTTTTCTTTTGAATGCTCTTGTGAAGGGTGCTAATTACGTCGTTCAACTTTGCGACCTATTGGCTGTGGAGTTTGCTGTTTGCTGTTTGGAACATAGCCTGCGAGTAACTGCGCGACCATTGCTTCTTGGCGGTTGTTAGGCTGGTAGTCGGTGGCTCCACGAACAAACTCATCTCTTTCTTCAAAGAGGTAGTAGTCGTTGACTCTCTCCCACCAGGGCTTTACATCCTTGGCAAACATAGCAAAATCCCCAATCAGAGGCGCAGTTCTAGCAACGCTAGGCAGATTCCGCACGGAGTTCTGCACTACTAGGATAGGGAAGAATCAGGGGTTACGAGGGGTGAACGGTAACGAGTAAAGTGGTCTTTATTAAGGTAACTCTTTAAGTTGTGGCAGTTAGCACACAGAGTCCTGAAATTTGAGGGGCTGTTGTTGTACTTGTTCCCGTCAATGTGGTCCACGGTAAGTTGGCAGTCGTGCTCAGGTAAGAACCCACAGCGTTCACAATGGTCTTTTCGATGGAAGTCCCAAGGTCTCTCAATCGACGTCTTGGTAACTAAATATTTGCGGTAACAGCGATAGTACTGTTTTTGATTAGGCTTTTTTACGTAACTCTTACGAACTCTAATAGACGGCCCACAAATAAGACAATCCCCCACCAGAGCGTCTTCATCGACATTGGTGAGGGAATGCTTGTCAGCCACACTAGCTCCTTGTCAGGGTTCTAGTTAGGTAGCCTATCATCTTTTTTACCGCAACCGCAGTTTTGACACCCGCACATTACTTCTTGCCCTTCATGTGGCCCTTAGAGTTCTTCATTCGAGCAGGCAAGTTTTGATTGCGCTTCATTTGGGGCTGCTTCTCGTAGGAAGGTTTTTTAGGGTCAAGCCCCTCTACCTTCTTCTTCGGACGAGCCATTACTTCTTTTTCTTCTTGCTCATGCCAGCCTCAGACATAGCAATAGCCACAGCTTGCTTCTTAGACTTTACAACTGGAGCTTTCTTAGGTCCCTTAGGGTCTTTTCCAGAGTGCAGGGTTCCTGCCTTGTACTCTTTCATGACCTTTCCGATTTTCTTTGGGTCAGCCATTACTTCTTTCCAGCCTTCTTCTCGCGCTTATCTTCAGCTTTTTCACCCTTTTTGCCCTCACGAGCTTCGTGGCGCTTCTCATCAGACTTAATCTTCTTGATTATGCCCTTATCAATCTTCTTGTCTTCTTGAAGAGTCTTAGGCTTCTTTTTTGCTCCGTGAGCCTTGTCCATCTTTTCAAACTTTTCCTTCTGCTCCTTGTCAAGGCCAGCCTTCTTCATTAGATAAGCGTCCTTTTTCTCGTCAGCAGCCTTCTTATATGGACCAGTCATCTTTGGTTTAGTTGCCATTATTTCTTTCCTACTCTACGCTTGTTTTCTTTAGCGGTATTCTTGCCTTTATCCAACAATTGAAGGTTACCCTTACGGTCATCCGAGTGATTGTTGTTTTTGTGGTCTACGGTCTTTTTCTTGCTCTTAATCTTGCCGTTTTCAGACTCGTAGTCTGCACGAGCCTTGTTCTTAGAAGTTGTGACCCACTTACCATCTACCTTTTCTTTGTAGACGTAAATAGGTCGACCGCCGTTAGCCTTAGAGCCCTTGTACGGTCCAAACTTCTTTTTTTCAGCCACTACTACCACTTGACTTTATCTGCCCACCAAGCCGCAGACATCTTGCCCTTAGCAATGTTCTTAGCGTGACGAGCCTTGAAGCTTTTACGCTTAGCCTTCATGCGCTCGGATTCGCCTGCCTTAGGCTTGCCAGCGGTCTCTGCACCTTGCTCACCAAAACGAATAGTCTTAATCTGGTCGCCTTCTTTAGCGACAACAACGTGAGACTTCTTAGCTCCAGGGGTAGCCTTTGGCTTGTTATAGCCAGAGACACCTGCACGCTCTAGGCGTGGGTCTCTCTTCTTACCGCTAGACTTTTTACTTTCGGCCATATTTTGCTGCCTTCTTAGTTGACTTTACTTTTTTCTTGCATGAGGCGCAAGAACCGCACTTACAAGTTGCCATTTACTTCTTCTTTGCCTTCATCATGCCGCCCTTTTTCATCTGAGCAGCTTTGATAACGTCGCCACGGGTAATCTTGCCCTTGTCACCAGACATTGCAGCAAGCTTCATCTGCTTTGGAGTCATTTTCTTGTCAGCCATTTACAGTCCTATCTGTGTTTTGCTGTTTTAGCAGCAATCTTTTTTGGTTGTGCTACAAACTGCTTGCCTTTTTTGTTGCCTGCAGCTTTTGCTTTATTTGTTGCAGCCTTCTCAGAGGCACTAAGCTCGTTCCATGCCTTTTCTGGCAAGTAACGCTTCTTACCTTTAGACGGTTTACCGTCTGAAGTCTTCCACTTCTGGTCAGTCCAGTCCTTAAGAGACTTTTGCGACTTAGCAAGAGCCATTACTTGTACCCTCCGCCAGCCTTCTTGTACTCAGAGGCTAGAAGCTGAGCCTTACGAGCCGACCACTCACCAGGGTCACCACCCTTAGAGCCAGCCTTAATCTTATTAAAGAGTGCTTTACGCATTCCAGGCTTGGTGTAATTGCCTGCTTCGTTTACCTTAGATTTAGTAGGTTTTTTATTAGTCATTTTTATGGGTCTTTTTGTATCGAATTTTGGCGGTTGGCTTGCGCACAATTCCGCCCTTCTTGGACTTAATCTTTGCCCCGCCAGCGCGGTACTTAGTGCTGTCTAGAGTAGTTTCTACGTTTGCAGAAGGGTTCTTACCTACACGTGCTGCAACACGTGTCTTTTTAATACTTTTGCGTTCTTCAGCCATGTCAGTCCTTAGTATTAGACGATAGAAGTAATTATGCCGTTTGTAACAGTAATAGTCTTGTTATTTTGAGAGGTAAATGTGCCTGTAGCACCAAGTGACCCAAGAGTACCGTCACCCCTTACAAACTGAGAGGATGTTCCGCCTTGAGTGATAAACCTGTCAGCGTTAATGTACTGGAAGTAGTCAATTGAATTAGTGCTACCACCAGTTCCAGATGAGGCAACTAAGGTTGAGTTTGGCTTGTCGTATACACAGTTAAGTATTGAATAAAAACCA